TTCCTTGAAATCTTGCATCCTGAATACAGCATTGCACTCGGTGCATTCAGCCACCAATTTTGTTGCCATTTATCCTTCTTTCTCGCTTAGTACCCTCGACAGGATTCGAACCTGTGACTCTCGGCTTAGAAGGCCGATGCTCTATCCAACTGAGCTACGAAGGCATTTTTTTAATAACAATATTCACCCACTAGCTCCCAGCTACAATACGCATCATAATAACACCACGTTTCTTCACATGTCATATAATAATAAGGATAATCCACCGCCCATGTGCAACAATTATCCCAGCATGACCATGCACTTTCATAGTAATGAGGAGTGTAGCTATCGTAAGTACATGTTTCATAAATTTCAACATAGGGGCCAACAACAACTGAACCAGTGGGCGTATAAATCTCACACCCTATGCAAACCAATGCACATAAAAATATTAATAATTTTTTCATTTCTCTCCTAAATAATTTCGTCAACCAATCCATAATTCAAGCATGTTTTCGCATCGAACCACAAGTCGTGCTTTAATATCTGGCTTAATTTACTTTTGGGAATTTTTGCGCGTTCCATATAAATTTTCTTGATTGTTTTCATCAGAACATCGCAGTTTTTCATATCATCTTTTAGTTCTTCATACTTTCCCCACATACCTGAAGATAACTGATGAATCAACATAAAAGAATGCTCGTGCATGTATCTTTCTTTCGCAACAACGCTCATTAATGTTGCTGCACTTGCGGCGCAGCCATCAATTACGCTATGAACTGGAACCGTTGAAGTTCTTATATAATCCATCGCCGCCAGGCCGGCAAAAACACTGCCGCCATAGCTATTAATATGAACATATAAATTAGCAGGGTCGCTGTTTAGTGCGGTGGCACTGCTAAGAATTTTAACGTTTAAGTTTCTGATTTCTTTGTTAAAAGTTAACACATTGGATGTAGTTACTCCTGAATAGAAAAAAATTCTGTTGTCTAGTGTTGAAACTTGATTGCTCGATTCTTCTTCGTCATTTTGTGGCTTCACGGCCGAGGTCGCAGCCGCATTTAGCCATTGAATATCTTTCAAACCTTACTCCTTTTTTCGTTTAATACTATTTTCTTAAAAATTATAAATAAATCTGACCAATTTAAATTGCCTGCGCCATCCTCCAGCATCATAGTATTTGTATAAGTTTTATTAAATGTGGACTCGGCATTGTTGACAATATATTTAATTTTGTTTTTTGTCTGAACTGAAATATTTGGGCTATACAACTGCATTAGCTGATAGTTTTGTTCTATTAATTCTTGACTCTCAGCAATATTATTGTACGCCCTTAAGCTGCTGTTTGCATTCTCACAAAATTCCACAACTTCCGGAATTGTGTAAGTCTTCTCTTCACTTAAAAATGATAGTCTTTTAGCAACCGTTGGCAATCCAACGCCTTTGATGCCTTCAAGATTATCGCTTTGATCTCCAACTATTGCGCGTGCCAAAGCAAAGTTTGTTGGATGGATGCCAAACTTTTCTACAATCATATTCTTATTTAAGATTTCATGTTGAGTTGGACGATAAGCAATTGTTTCATCATCAAGCAATTGAAAGAAATCCTTGTCGCTTGAAATAATTACTTTTTGCCATCCTTTAAACTTTGGCATTTGGCAAACAAAAGAGATGACATCATCTGCTTCCACGCCTTCAAACATTAACTGAGTGACTGGAAAATTATTCAAATAATCAACCAGGCGTGTCTGCTGCCAAATCTTATTTTGAAGCTCCTCTTCCTCTGTCAAATGTTTGATGTCGCGATTAAGTCGAAGCGGTTTGCGACCTCCCTTATAATTTTTGTTTATAAGTTTGCGCTTTTTGCTCCCGCCTTGCCCATCCCAACAAATGACAACTTTGTCTGGTTTTATTTCTCGACAAAGTTTTTGTAGGATTTTAAGAAATCCAATTGCTCCGCCAACGGGGTCGCCGTTTGGAGATAAAGTTGGATTAACTATATATGCCCTTAAAAATTGATTTAAGGCATCAATTACCATTACTCGTTTATTTTTCATAGATTATTTTTTCTTTCTTCTAAGACGTCGTTTTCTTCGTTTCGTTGAACCAAGTTTTCTCCTACGTCTAAATTTTCTATGAGGTGTTCTATAGCTCATTAAATCTCCTTTCGGGTGCAACTAACCATTGCTTTTTTGTGTACTATAACTATAACAAAATAATTTTGGTTTGTAAAGAAGAAAAATTAAATATTAAGATTTAAATTTATTAAGGTTTCTTGAATGATATCTTCGAGAGTTTCTAATAGCTCTTCATTGTATTCTTTGGATTCGTTTGCATTTGCATGAAGCGCCGCAAGATACTTTTTAACGGAGCCTTTTGTGCAGCCTACTTTTTTGCCAGTATCTTTTTTATAGACACATTTGCCTTTGACTTCATAAGGCATTAATCTTATTCTCTATCGTCTCGTTTGGGGTGCTCGTGCTCCTGAACCACAACTGGTTCAACATTTTCTGGTAAAAGGCCTTTAACAATTGTGTCTCCAAATTGCATATCGTATTCGTTGATGCGACCATTTTCATCTAATGAGTGCCACAATACTTTACCAACTGATTCTTTTAGTTGAAATCTTTTTACTAAAGCTGAACTCAGCTTTCCTTCTTTCATTCATTGATGTTGGAGGCTTTTCTCTTCTTGTTCTTCTTCTTTTGATTTGTTTTTCTTTTTCTTGAGATTATCAAGTTTAGCTTGTTTTTCTGCGGAAAGTGTTTCTGCAAGAACAGCTTGTAGTTCTTGGATTAATTGCTTGAGTGCTGCTTTTGTTAATTTCATGAAAAAAACGCTCCTTAAATGCTATAGTAAATAGTACTCTTAGGCCGATTCTTCCTCTTTTTCGTAATAATCTGCGGCATTTCCTGTTCTATCATCAAATTTACGAATAATCTCTTCGTCCATAACTTCTAGAACACGGTCCTTAAACTTTTTATCTTGAAGTTTTTCAGTCCACTTGGCAGCTTGAAACTTTTCACTGGTTTCGTCTTCGTAACATAACTCAAACCAAGCACCAGATTGCTTTAGGTGATCTGAGCCTTTGATTGCGTCTAGCCAACTTTCTTCATCTTGGACTCCAACTTCGTCGCCCCACAAAATCTTAAAATTACAATTTCGTCCTTGTGTTCCGAACCTAGATTTCTCCAGCTTAACTTTCACTTCAGAGCCAACTCTAAATCCTTTATCATCATAAATAAATGAGTTCTTTGCTTTGCGACCTGTAAGCCAGACGCGAAGCGAATAAGCATAAATCATTGCTTTTCCGCCAGGAGTAAAATATGGCGTAGTTAAAGCTTCAGCAATATTGCTTGTTATGTTTGTTTTAAGCTGGTTTAAAACTAATAGTGTAGATTGACTGTTTGCAATTGGCACTGTTAGCTTTGACATTCCCTTTGAAAGAATACGAGGCTTAACTGCCATCGACGATTGAGGATTAAAGTCTCCTTCAATATCAGAATTTGATGGCGTCAACGCCAAAGAATCCCAAATAAAGAGCATTCGGTTTTCATTGTTGCCAAGCAACTCTTCAATTGCCCCAAGTACAAACTCTACTGAACTGGCTTGCACATAGATTATATCTTCTACATTGCACCCAGCCTTTTCTAAAAAGCCAGGATCAATTGCAGATTCAGAATCAAAGTAAACCACATCAATGCCTTTCTTTTGAGCATTGGCAGCAACTTGTGCAGCCATGTATGATTTGCCTGTTGATTCTAATCCAGCAATCTCCACAATTTTTCCTACTGGAATTCCTGCTAGTTTTCCTCTACACGTAATAGAGTCGAGCCAGCGAGATCCGGTTGGAATCCAATCTTTTACAATTGTTGGGCTGTCTTCATTTAAGTTGTGCGCAATATTCATGCCAGCTTTCTTATTGAGGATTTTGCGCATATCCGTGCTCGAAAGCTTGCCGACTTTTGTTGTTTTTGCTTTAGCCATAATTATCCTATTAAAATGTGCATTGAATGATAAATCTGTTTATCAAAAAAACTACTTCACAAACCATTATAGACCTTTCCTTTCTGTTTGTCAAATAAAAAATAAGGGGGCGAAATTCGCCCCCTTATAGGTTAACTACCAAGAAGGTCTGCAAATGCTTTGTCAACAGAATTTGATTTCTCGCTGCCACTATCATTATATTTGGTAGTTTCGGATGAAACTTCTTCTGAGTCTGTGTCTCCCAAAAGAAATTCATCAAGCATCGTTTGTACCTCATCGTAGGTTTTACGACTGGGTGCAAATAATTCTTCAAAATCTGGAATGTCTTCCAAAACTTCGCGACACTTTTCAGGACCATCAGGACAAAGCTGGGAACTTCGTCGGCGGGGAGTGATTGTCGTCACAGGAAAAGAAGCGCCGGCTGGCTTTCCATAAGTAATAACAAGATCAATGCCGGCTTCTGGGTCTGTAACGTCGCCATATTCCGGGTTTAGAACTAGATTCAAAAGTGTTTCGTACACTTGCTTGCCGAAGCCCCAGACGCGTACGCCTTGGTCTTCTTCGCCACGCACAAGAACTGGTGCGAAAAAGCGTTGTCGAGCGCCCAATTTCTTAGCCATCCGCTTGCTTTCTTCTGTTCCTTCTTTCCAGAGGTTGCGAACAAAAGAATCCAAGGGGCAATCATCGCCAAAGTTCTTTTTTGGGCTCAAAAATCCAGGATTGTCTCCCAAATTATAATGAAACCAATAATCCTTGAACGGATCTCCATCTTCAGGGGGAATGATTCGAATGGTCGATTCTCCATCTGCTGGGCGCCAAAATCGCGTTTGAATACCAGTTTTACCGTTATTTTTAAGCGTAGTAAGCCGCTCTTTCATTTTTTCCATATTAATTGACATAATAGTTTTTCTCCTTCGTTAAAGCCAGAATGATAACTCTCTCATTCTGCTATTATCAGTATATTTGAATTTTAGCTCTTTGTCAAGTATTTTTTTTATTTTCTTGCACGAGTGTGCTGTTGGATATGCAATAAGCATAGGGTTGCTCATAGTTTGTTGAAAATATCCCATAGTTAACTCTCATTTTATCATGCTCTATATTATTTTTAATGTATTTCTTAATTTTTTTCATCAAGGTACCATCTGAGTCGAGTATTTTTTCTGGGTATGCATAATAATACTTTTTTTCGCGTGGTATAACAAGGTCAAAGAACAGCCTCTCTTCGCCAGTTTCAGAATCAACTAAGCCGAGGGTAGACATTCGTGCTGTTTCTATTGAGGGCGCAAAATTATCCATTATAGCTTCAGAATTATTAAACACATTAATCATATGCATAGTAGATACAACAACCTCATTTAAATAATTATAATGCTCTTTAACCGGAACGTCTCCAATAATGTCTGCCAGGATCACGTTATCAATAAGGTAAATTTTTTCAAAAACTGCTGAGCGTGTGTACTCTTGCAGTACATGAAAAATTAAATTTTCTTGCAGCCTACTAGCACTAGACAACAAACTTAGATCAGGTTTAACGTATAAAATGCTAATGTTTTTACTTTTATTTTTTAATTGCTCTAGTATACGCAATGAAGCGCCTGAGATCTTTCCAGAGCTTGTAATGAATAGTATATCATTACTCACCTCCTTGAAAAAAGCTTTAAAATTCGGGCATTTAGATTCATAAAGTTCTGGATTTTCTTGGCGCTCCATCGCGTACGAGTTGGTTTCATTTTTTAAACCAACATCTATTTTAAAAATCTCGTATTGAGGATATTTTTTAAATTTTTCGGCGATATTACAGCCAGCCTGGCCTAGGCCGATTATTGTTTTCATTCTTGCCTCTTCATTAATAATTAGTTAATAGACATTTAATATTTTCATGTCGCCGTAGTTTTTTC